CGTTGTGCAGGCAGCGTGACAAAGCGCTGGCGAAACTGGGAGCAGTAGCTGAAGGATCATGACCACGCGGACTGACATGACGTATGACCTGAGACGATCCCCACGGATCGCAGAGGTTGCTGCACCATCAGTTGAGTTGTTAGTGCAGGATTACGTCGATACCACACGTCCGTTCGAGTCGTCCTTCGAGGCTATGTCGCACCCGTTCCTTGTCAGCGCAGGCGGCAAGGACGATCTCGGTGGTGGCAAGCTGGTTGACATCACGCTGACAGAGGAAGACCTGAAGCTGGCGTTCGAGGCGCGTACTGACGCTGCCGAGGCTGGTCAGGTGACCACTGGTTCAACTGCTCCGACACCCAAGGGCGAGATCACCTTCACTGATACGTCAGCTGACTTCGATGCTGCCGGTGTCGAGCGTGGTTCCATGGTGATCAATTTCACTGACCGGAGCATTGCTGATGTTGTGGAGGTGGTGTCCAGTGACACCCTGACCACGAGGACGTTAGTCAATGGCATCGACAACACGTTCGCTGTCGCTGACTTCTATCAGGTATTCAACGTCACACAGATGGTTGTGCAGGGTGGCAATGTTGTGGGAGTGGATGAGTTTGACGCTTCTGCTGCCGCTATATTACCGACTGCCTTCTCGCAGGTTGTGGTAACGCTGTCGTCATCTGGGACCATCGCTGGCTTGCCTGATCTTGAGGCTGACATCGCAGCGATCTTGGCGCAGACCACACAAGAGGCTCAGGCAGCGGCAGTGTGGGATGCACTCATCGCTGACCATAGTGTCACCAGTTCATTCGGAGAGTTCGTCGTGCGTCGTCTGTTGACGATTGCGAAGTACTTTAGTCTGAGAACATGAGCGCCGTAGCCCCTTCATTCGACCAACACACAGCCACGCAGATGTGGACGTGGGCGCAGGCCGAAGAGATGAAGCGTGACCTGAAGAGGTTCATCGCTGAAGCATGGCATGTGGTCGAACCGGGCAAGGAGTTTAAGAGCGGCTGGCATATTGATGCCATCTGTGAGCACCTGACGTACGTCTCCCTTGGCGACATTGATGATCTTGTGATCAATATCCCTCCCAGACACACGAAGTCAACCGTCGTGGCAGTGATGTGGCCTGCATGGGAATGGACGTGGAATCCTTCAACGCAGTGGCTCTTCGCAACGTATGCCAGCTCGCTCACCTTGCGTGACTCCGTGAAGTGCAGACGACTCATTCAGAGTCCGTGGTATCAGGAGCACTTCGGGGACTGCTTTCAGCTGAGTTCGGACCTGAACCAGAAGGGCAGATTCGATAACGATTACTACGGCTACCGGCTGGCGACATCAGTCGGCGGTACGGCAACAGGTGAGGGTGGTGACCGCATTGTTGTGGATGACGCTCACAACATGAAAGAGATTAACTCCGACACGATCCGTGGTGGAGTTATTGACTGGTGGAGAGACACCATGTCAACACGTGGCAACGACATGAAGAAGCTCGGTCGCGTGATCATCGCACAGCGTGGTCATCACCAAGACCTTCCGGGTCACGTATTATCGACTGGTGGGTGGGTGCATCTCAACTTACCCGGCTACTACCAGCCGAAGACTCGCTGCATCACCAAGGCGAAGAAGCAAAGCAAGCGCATCATCCCGGCTGACTCTAAGATATTCACCTTCGGTGATCACATCGAGCCACTGAAGCTGGATCAGGTGCTGTTCGTTGATCCTCGTAACGCAGAGAACGACCTGCTACAGGAGGATCGCTTCGGTCCCGAAGAGATGGCGAAGCTCTCGATGGAGCTGACTGAGCGAGGCTTTGAAGCCCAGATTCAGCAGAACCCATCGGCTAAGGGCGGCAACATCATGAAAGAGCATCACTGGCGTGAGTGGGAAGAGCCAGAGCTGCCGAATCTTCAGATGATCATCCAGTCCTACGACACCGCATTTGAAGAGGACGAAGAGTCTGACTTCACTGCCCGCACCACGTGGGGCGTATTCGAGCACGAAGAGCGGCTTGATCCGAAGCTGCCATGGACGGCTCAGTACAAGGGTCAGACGCGACTGTGCCTACTGCTGCTGGAGCGCATGAACAAGCGCATGGAGTTCCCTGAGCTGCGTGACAATGCCATGCAAGCCGCCGAACTCTGGAAGCCAGACAAACTGCTGATCGAGAAGAAGGCTTCAGGTCACTCTCTGGCGCAAGAGCTGCGACGTGCAAACCTGCCAGTCGCACGAATCAAAGTCACTGACTCGAAGTTCGTACGAGCGCACGCTGCATCTCTTGTACTGGAGCGTGGTTGCATCTTCTACGTGAAGCGCAACTGGGCATCAGAGGTGATCAAGCAGTGCGGTAATTTCCCGGCAGACGATCATGACGACATGGTGGATACCTGCACCATGGCAATGCTGTGGTTGAGGAAGAAGTGGAGCACCGACTTCCTTGACGACGACGATAACGACAACCTGATGAACCACGTGAACAAACCAGTGCGTACGTACGGTGGTCAGAGAGGATAAGAGATGGCAACACGACCAGATGATATTGATTACGGACGCAGCCCGGAGATGCCAGAGTTACCTGATCAGGGTTTCTCTGGTGACGTGGGTGGCGTACAGATAGAACGTCGCGGCAACCGCGCCACCGTAGACTTCAATCCCGGTATGAATCGCATGTCGCAGGATGACAGTGACGAGCACGCCGCGAACATCATGTTCGATCTGTCGCAGCGTGACTTGCAGGAGATGGCGAACAAGGTCATTGAGTGGGTCGAGACCGACATCGAATCACGCAAGGACTGGGAGCAGCGCATGGACCAAGCCATGGAGCTGCTGGGCCTGAATAACATCCCAGAGGAAGAACTGCCGTTCGACGGCGCATCAGCCGTGACCTATCCGCTGATCGGTGAAGCGGTAGTGCAGTTTCAGGCACGCGCCATCGAAGAGGTGTTCCCATCTGAAGGACCAGTCAAGACCAAGATGGTAGGTGAGTCCACCGTCGAGAAGCAGGAGCAAGCCGAGCGCATCAAGAATCACATGAACTACCAGATTCTCGATCAGGATCGCAGCTACTTCTGGCAGGTTGACTCGATGCTGTTCTATCTACCGCTTGGTGGGTCAGCCTTCAAGAAGACGTACTGGGACAGCATCAGCGACATGGTGGTCAGTCGCTACATCCCATCGTCTGATTTCATCGTGCCGTACATCGCCACCGACCTTGCCAGCTCACCACGCTACACGCACCGCATGTTCAAGAACTCAACAGAGATGAAGAAGCTGTTCGAGTCTGGATTCTGGGAAGAGGTGGAGCTGCCTGATCTAACACCGTACGCAACCGACACTGGTGATGACCGGGTACGCGAGCATCAGGACCAAGCTGATTCGCGCACGCCTGATGTGCATACCGATGACAACGTGTACACCGTGCTTGAGTGTCACTGCGACATGATGATCGAAGCGGACCAGACCAAGTACGACAGGACTGCACCGCTGCCGTACATCGTCACCATCGAGCGTGAGACACGTGAAGTGCTGTCGATCCGGCGCAACTGGAAGGAAGACGATGAGCTGATGCAGAAACGCATCTGGTTCACGCACTACAAATACCTGCCGGGTCTGGGCTTCTACGGCTTCGGACTGCTGCACCTCATCGGCAGTGTCGCTGAGGCTACGTCAGGGACCATCAGAGCGCTGCTGGACTCTGCTGCCTTCGCCAACATGCAGGGCGGCTACGTGTCCAATGACGCGAAGATGCAGCCGGGTGACGAGCATATTGATCCGGGCGTATACAAAGAAGTGAACATGAGTGCAGAAGAACTGAACCGTGCCTTCTACACGCCACCATTCAAAGACCCATCACCAGCGCTTGCGAAACTGTTCGAGGTACTACTCGATGCAGGCAAGTCATTCAGCAGCTCAACTGAAGTGCTGACAGGTGAGGCATCAAATACTGGTCCGGTGGGTACTACCATCGCGCTCATAGAGCAAGGCTCCAAACCCTTGTCAGCCATCCATCGTCGCCTTCACATGGCGGCGGCTGAAGAGTTCAAGCTCCGTGCTGAACTCAACTATGAATTCCTGCCGGACCAGTATCCTTACAAGGTGGAAGACGCTGAGTCAGTGGTCATGCGTAACGACTACGACGGCAGAGTCGATGTCATCCCCATCAGTGACCCGAACATCTTCAGCTCGATGCAGAGGATTGCTCAGGGACAGGCGCTCATTGAGAGGTCAGAGACAGCCCCTGACTTGTACAACCGCATGGAAGTCGAAGAGCGCTTCCTCAAGGCTATTCGCATTCCTGATCCAGAAGGAGTGCTGAAGAAAGAGCAGTCAGTACGCGAAGACCCAGTGCAAGAGAACATGAAGATGCTTCAGGGTCAGGGTGCTCAGGCATTCATGGACCAAGACCACGATGCGCACATCAGGGTCCACATCAACTTCGTCAACGGGCTACAGCCTGAAGCACTGGAGCAGATGGGACCGATCATGCAGGCGCACATGGCAGAGCACTACGCCATGAAGTACTTCAACGAGATGAACCGTCAGATGGGTGGGCAACTGCCACCACCGGGATCGTTCTCACCAGAGCAACCACTACCACCTGAGCAGGAGATGATGATCGCTCAGGGTGCAGCGATGGTGCCGCAGATTCAGATCATGGACCCTGACGACAGCATGGAGCCTGAAGAGGAAGTTCATGAGCGCGAGCAGGCCAGACTGGATGATGCGCACAACAGGCTGATGGCACGACAGGACGAACAGACACTTGCTGAGATCGAACGCCAAGAGATGGCAGCGATGAGCAAGGAGCAGCGTGACGACTTCATGGCAAGACGGAAGGAGCAGCGTGAAGAAAGGGCAAATCAAGCCAAGATCGAAAGAGACAACAAACTGGCAGCAGCAAAAGCTGCGACAACGAGAAAGGCACGACCGAGTGGCACAAGTAAAACCTAAAGATGTGCGTGCAGCACGCGAGTTCCTGCGTAAGCGGGGAGTTCGTGATGTATCCCCTCGACAATTTGCCCGTTCCGCACAGGAAACCGGCATTTCATACCAAGCACTGCTCGGTAAACTAGCAGGCGTAGCAAGGAGAAAGTTAGATGGCAACACAGCTTAGAAAGTTTGTAAACGATCTCGAACGAGTCGTGGCGCAGGTCAAGATCGAACGCGCAATCACGATCTCAAAAGGGTCAATACCTAACATGGAGGCGTATCACCAGCACTGTGGTCACATCAAGGGCATGGACTATGCGGTAGGCATGGCAAAAGAGATGCTCAACAAGCTAGATGACGATGAAGGTGACAATAATCCGCTACCGGAGATGACACCATGAGCGAGGTAAGCGGATTCGTGAGACCGGACATTGCACCTGAGCTACCAGTCAAGCCGATTGGTTGGCGCGTACTGATTCGTCCGTACGAGCCGAAAGAGACGTGGGGTGACTCTGACATCGTGATCGCAGGCGAAGCACTGGAGTCCGAAGAGTACCTGACCTACGTGGGTCAGATCGTTGCCATGGGGAGCGAGTGCTACAAGGCAGTCACGCGCTCTGGTATCGAGCTGGCGAACATAGACCCGAAGCCGAAGGTTGGCGACTGGATTATCTATGGCACCTATGGTGGGCAGAAAGTACACATGAAGAGCGGCGTTAAGTATCTGATGATGAATGACGATGGTCTTATGGGCATCGTGGAAGACCCATCACTATTCAGAGCGCATCTCTAACAGGGGAGTAAGATGAGTACACCAGAAGACCAGATTGTATTTGAAGATTTACACGGGTTGCAGGAGAAAGAACCTGTTACCGTGGACTTGGACGCTGCCACGAAAGAGACCGGCATTGAGTTGACTCCTGCTGAACAAGCAGCAGACACTGATACCGGGATAGACGACAGCCTTCAGCTTGATGGTTTGCGCTCCGCAGACGCTGACGACACGTCAGCAGCTGAGCTGGAAGCCGACAAGAAGAAGACTGCAAGTAGTGACAGTGACGATGACGACTACTCGAAAAAGGTTAAGGCCCGCATCCAGCGTGCGACCCGCGCAACGACCAAGGAACGTCAGCGCGGCGACTACTGGGAGAACCAAGCCAAAGAGATGGCGAAGAACTCCTATAAGCAGGAAAAAGCCAGCCTGACGAGTG